ATGGAGAACTTCAGCCAACTCGGTGTGGGCTACGCCTCCAACATGCCTGTGCATGTTGCTACGCCAATCTCTGAGCAAGGCTGTAAGGTGCGTGTTATTACCGTCCCGCCTGCCAGTGTGTTTACTGCAGGTACTCTGTGTCGCTACGCGGTCTTTCCTATCCTTCGCAAGTTGGATAAGAGGGTCCGTGACTTCGCCCGTCGTCGCCTCGACGACGGTCACGTAAAAGGCTTCACAGGTCACCTGCGTGGTGATCAGCAGTACTTTTCTGCTGATTTGACTAAGGCGACTGATGGATTCTCTCATGATGCTATCCGGGCCGTACTCCGCGGTCTGGGCAGGTCTGGCCTTTCCCAGCTGTACCTTGATTGCGCAGCTCGATCCCTTGGCGTCGAGTTGGGCAATAAGCATTATGTAGAATACACCAAGTCGTCTTTCACCAAAGCAGACTGGCAGGCGGTGATCAATCTTCCAAACGCCGTTGTGTGTGGAGAGGCTCGGAGTGAGGTGCGCGTCCCCATGGAGAGGGGATGTTTGATGGGCACACCGCTCTCGTTCACCATTCTGAGCATACTCAACGGCTGGGCTTGTGATGTCCTTGGCCAGAACACCGCCATCTGCGGGGACGATGTTCTTTCTGTCACAAACTCTAGGAGGATTGGGCTCTATCGCCAAAGAGTTGAGGCGATAGGGTCGGGACTGCATGACAAGAAGAGTTTCTTCGGGCGTAAGGGTTGGACGTTCTGCGAGGTATTTGGTCTTGGTGACCCCGCAGTTTGGTACAACCCTTACCCTATCAAGCAGTTCCTTCGCGACGGTAATGGGGTCATGGATAAGGGCGATTACTTTGCCGTCCAGTGGAAAGCACTGAGACGCGTGGCCCGAGTCCTGTGTAAAGGAGTGCGCGCCAAGGCTCGCAGACTTTGTCGTCCACCGGAGCTCCCAGTGGCTCTTGGTGGTCTTGGCCATCCTAGCAAGGGGATGCGTGACATGCCGAAGTCTGTACGCGCGCAACTTTACACATTGCTCTTTGAGGGAGCTGACCCATCCAAGTACGCCCGCAGGGTTGATGTGTTCTACTCTCCTTCCGATCCGAGGAAGTTCGAGAGCGTGCGGAGCATGTACCGGAGCGGTTACTCGGAGGACGTGGCGTTCTCTGATGTAAACCCTCCGGAGGGAACATGCTTCGTCACGAACCGAGTGTTCCGTGCTCACCTGTCCAGGGTGACGCACGAGTTGTACTGGGCACTCGGAGGACACTATCGGCCCTGCAGGCCAAAAGCAATGAAACCAGGGAAGTTGAAACTCCCCCCGCCCGGTCAACGCCAGTTTGCTCGCACTACGCCTTGGACTTTGGTCCTCGACGTGTGGCGTGCAAAGCTTGACCGGGAGGGCGTGTTCCTTCCCATCGACGAAGCGCTTGAAATACGGGGTGTTAAAGCCCCAAGCGCTGGTAGGTCTGTTCGACCGACCGGTGACACGTGAAGGTAAGGTCAATGGCAACATTGGCCTTTCCCCAACAATTAAAAAAAAAAAAAAAAAAAAAACACG